CTTGCAAGATGGTATTCATAGAAGCAGGTGTTACCACGCCATTTTGCGATAGCACACCCGCTACATTCCCACCCGCATCGTAATAAATAGTAGGCGTGCCTTGGATATTAGGCGCTGCGCCCGTTAGTCCGGCTGTGTCTACAGATACCTGTGGAGCACCGTAAGTAGCCTCCATTGCGGCTTGCATTTGTACTTTCTCTGCTTCTTTTTGGCTAAGCCCCGCATCCATTGCGGCGTAGTAAATATCCATCAACCGCATATCTTCTGCTGTTGGCTCGTACCCGCCACCATGCAAGCGCATAGAGCGTCCACCGACTACGCTACCACGCTGCTGAAATGCGCCTAGCGGCAACATACTATCGTGTTTGTATCTCATGCAATCACCTTAGTGAAATTCTTTTCGTAATTCGTGTAGCCTAAAGACTCTATTAAGCCCGTGTGGTCGTGATCTACTTTGCAGCTAATCATCACCCGTTTAACATCGGCATTACGCAATACATTTTCTGCGTACTTAAACATTCCCTTGCCAATGCCGTTACCCCTGTACTCAGGATCAACGTAATACCAATCCTCTTTTGCTATCCTGTAGCCTTTGTGCCGGATGTGGTCAGCAATAAAGAATCCGATCCATCCGACAAGTTTGCCATCAACTCGGCAAGTAATTAGCCTGTAAGAGTGTTTTGCAACTGAGTACCTGCGCCAATCTATATCTAGCTCGGTATCAGGGAAAGCATTTACTTCCGCATGGTGCTTAATAGCTAGTGGCAATAACTCGTCCACTATGTCCTCAATATGCTCAACCTTTAGGGATGGCTTCATTCCTTATACGCTGCGGATGTTTGCGCTAGTAACAATGCCAGCGCTTAACTCTGCGGCTTTTAGCTGAATCTCAGCCTCTAGCTCACGAGCCTTAAGCGCCATTTGTGCCTCTGTCTTTTCCCGCATTAACTGAATCTCTGCGGCTGCTTTCTCACGCTGCAACTGAATGTCAGCCATAGCCTTCTGTTGTGCTGCCTGTACATCTGCCTGTGCTTTCTGTTGGGCAATCTGAATCTGTGCTTGTGATTGCTGAATCAGAGCGGCTGTAGTTGGGTCAGGCTGTGGTTGCTTAGGTTGTGCAAGTTGCGCCTCAATCTCAGGAGTAATCTCCTTAAAGAACTCTGCGCTGTCTGTGAACCCTGCCGCCTCGATAAACCGACCTAGCGTGCCACGATACTGTCCGACAGATACTAGCGGGTTGTTAGGACCGAACTGCTGCAAGATTGCCTCTTGTTTAGCAAGAACCATCTGCAACATAGTCATCTGCTCGGCTTTCGAGCCTGTCCCTAAACCTACCGAAATGTCTACATCGTACTGATTCGACCACTCACGAGGGTCTACAGGCACATACTTGCCACGCAAACGCATAACAGTAGGCTTGTCCTGATACTTACAAAGTAGCTGTAGGATGCCTTGGAACAGGGTTTTAACGCCTGTCTCGGCAAAGATACGAGCCACTAGCTCTAGCTTGCCACCTGCCGCAGCGGTAGACGCAGCAACAGCCGCAGCCGTGACATTTTGCAACACATCGGGGTTTAACCCTTGTTGCATATCCGATACGCCTGTGCGCTTAGCTTGTGCGTCATCCAAGTATTGCAACATTGGAAACGCTTGGGCGATAACGCTTGGCACTTGCATGGGTACGACTGCGTTTGGAGATTTCATGCGAACCACGCCACCAGGCGTAACGGTCAGCAAGTCATCCAAGTTAACCTGACCCTCTACAGCACCGACTCGGGCGTTGTTAGACAGGTAAAGGTTATCTAGCATCTGACGGACAACAGTAGACTTAATCAACTGAATGTCCATACTGCGGTCTGCCAACGATTCACCAAAGAACTTATGTGGAATCGGGATAGGGCAGAGCGAGTGGAACGGGTTGTAATCTGTTGCTACGTTGCTTAGGATGTCTGAACCTGCGTAGAATATCTGACGCAACTCAGCGATACCGTCACCGTCATAGTCTGTCATAAGATAGGCTTCGTACACCTCAATCTCTTGCATACTATGGTCAAGTGATGCCTCTTCGTCCGGCTGCTCACCTCGGCTGTATCGTGCCAATCGCTCGTCTGTGAAACTCAGGTCGTTATAAGACGGTAAGTTTTCCACAATCTCAGGGTCAAAGCCCATTGCGATAAGGTCTGAACGTGGCAACAGCTTACGATGTGCAACAAACGGACTGTCAGCAATTGATCTTGCACGCTTGCTGATTAGGAACTCTTCGGGCGGCACATTCTCTACCTTGACTGCGCCATGTTGTGTACGTTTTGAGACAATTACATCATTTGTCTGCATAACGATAGGCTGACCATCCATGCCTATCTCTTCTACTATTGTGGTGTCCTGAGCTACAACCTCACGGCTACCGTCCGACATTAGGAGCATCAACTCCTCGTCTGTCAGCCCACGGTATTCCTCTTTGGTTACATCTTCCTTGACATCCCAATAGCACTTAACCACGCCATTCTTTTGCAGGAGAGCGTCTTTAAACCAGTTATGCAGGATCGTAAAGCCTGGGTTCTGCGAGTAAAACACCCAATTACAGTAATCCGTAGCTTGCTTAGCGCCTTCCTCATCGCCTGGTCCTTTTGGCTCAAAGCGGACAATATCATCCGACTGAGTAAAGACACGCACGAGTTGTGGCAGAGCGCCATCTATAGCCTCTGCAACCTCACCCGTGACGATCTGACTGCGACCATCTACCTCGTTGCCATACGGCTGACGTAGGTAGTATTCAAGGGCTTTGGTTCTCGCTTCCGTTGTCTCTGTGTCCAGATACCCGATTGCGTTGTCGATTTCGTTTTCCAGAATCGACTTCAGTTTCCCATCGTCCATACATTTCCTCAAGCGCTTGAACACGCCTTAATAAATTATCGTACTCTTCACGAGTTACCGGATTGCCTCGGCGTTCTACTAACATTTAGACCACCCACTTAGTATTAACAATGATAGGCTTACCCCATCCTGAGCCTCGTTCGTCCATACCCACCGCTAAGTAGCGGAAAGCATCTGAACCGTGGCTCGACCAATCGTGCAAAGGCTTGTCGAAAAACACTTGTCTCTTTTCGTCAAACTCTCGCCTATAGTTACGCAAACAATCCAATCCCTGCTTAACCTGTGGCACATTGAAATAACACCTCGGCAGAAGCCTTCTAACGGCTTGTATGCCATCATCTACGCCTAGCCTACCCACTACCGTACAGTCTAGCCCAGCCTCTTGTAGAACCTCTAAACGGCTCTTGCCTGTGCCTAGCTCTCTGACCTGTACATCGTGCGGCAATAACTGAGGCGCTTTGTGCCATCCTCGATTAGTCAACTCCCGAACGTACCAATCTAGACCTTGCCCATGATTCTCTATGTAATCCATGAGCCTTACTTCGTTATTAGCCAACTGAGCGACCCAGATAGATGTACTGTCACCCATGCCCAAGTCCCACGCAACAAATGTCTTGCAAAGGTCATCACGCTCTATCTTGTGGTATCTACCCTCTGATTCTAAGCCATTCAAGATTTGACCGTAGTAGCTTCCCTCTACACTTGCTGAGAAACTACACTCGAACTCTTGGTTGTACTTATCCTCGCCCATCTCACGCTTGGCGGCTTCTAGCTCAGACTCAAGTACAAGTTTGGTCTGGCTCGCCTTAAACTCAAGCATCTTCCAGTTAGGCTCTACCTCTGCCCTATCCCGCAGGTCTTTAAAGTGGTTCTGACCTTTAGGTGTGCCGATAAACATTGCCCAGCTTTGGGGAGCACGATCCGCTAAGGCAGGTCTGACAATCTCATTCCATATCTTAGGGTTTTGGTCTGCAATCTCATCTAAGATCACGCCATCAAAATACTGTCCACGCAAGCTATCAGGGTTATCAGACCCGTATAACTGTATGCGCCTATCCCAAAAGTCTACACGCATCTCGGCAATGTTAGCCTCTGCGCCTAGTGGTCTTGTGTAGTGCAACAAGTAATCCCACGCCACCCGCTTAGCCTGAGAGTATGTAGGTGCAATATATGCAAACCTTGGACGCTCTCTATCGCACTCGATAGCAGACTTAATTAGCTGATTGATAGCCGATACTGTCTTGCCCATCCTACGATGCGCTACAACCACCACAAAGCGGTTAGACTCCATCGCCTTGTGTATCTCTAACTGTGGCTCTCGTGGTGCGTAGGGAATTACGATTTCTCGTTCTGCCACCGGATTACCGCCTGTATTGGTCCACCATCTTCTCCGCTTACTTGTAGCGGTAGGAGCTTAGGATAAATGGTTGCCCAAAATGCACGCTCGTTTGTCGGGTCTTCCTGCGCCCATGCTACAAGTCTTTCAGCGCCACCTAGCTTATCAGCGGCAATAGCAATTGCCTCCTTAGCAGAGGTTGTGGTGCGGTTTAACGCACCCTTTGGTCTACCTTTGCCCGCATTGGGAGGCATACGCTTTTCTGTAACACTACCTATTTTACTGTCCATACGATTCCTAATGGGTCATCGTGTTAAATACAATTTAGCTTTTATTACGCTTTGTAATGGCTTTAGCTTTTGCCTTTGCGTCTACTTTGGAACTTGCACCCCAAGCGTTTAGACTAAGTAACAATCTAGTAGGTTTACCGTCTTTGTATTCCGGTCCGTCATTACTCCCCATGCGAGCTAAGAACGATGCCCGTCTAGGATTGTCACCAGACTTAACTGGAGGCTTAAGGTTCATACCCTCAGCCTTTGCACTAGCCCTACCTTTAGCGTTCAATCCGCCTTTAGGGTTTTGCCCTTCTTTACGAGCATAGGCTGGAGTTTTCATTTCTTTTTAGCCGTTTTAGCGGCTTTCTTGAAGTCTTTAGCACTAGGTGCTGCCTTGCTACCCACCTTGTTCATCTTCTCGCCTGATCCGGCTGCAATGCGCTTTTGTTTGGCATTGATATTTGCGTAGAGACCTTTCATTCGTCATCTTCCCGTTCGTACTCTACCTTTGCCATTGCAACAGTATTGCGCTGTCTTTCGGTAGGAATTTTAGTAATAGGACCGCCGTAAAGCCATGAACGGCACGTTCTGTCAGCCGCACATTTGAACTCGAACAACTCGCAATATCCCAAGTCCGCAGCGTCTACGATTGCCTCGTATTCCTCGCCGCCTTCGCCTGAACCCATGCCGTTAACAATACAGTCTAACATTTTAGGAGTTACGATAAACGCAGCACAGTTACCGCAGCGCATTGTCTTAGCCTCGTCCTCTGTCGTGTTCCATTCTTTAGCACGTTCAGCCCAAAACTCGGTATCTTCGTAGTCTGGGTTTGCAGGACCGTAGCCTACATTCTTAAATGCCCAATCCCGATTCTTGAGATTTAGCTTTACGTCTTGAGTGGATGCGGGACATTCCATTAGTACATCCCCGTCTCTTCTTTCTTTAGCTGCTTTTTGTAGCCATTGCCGGACTTCTTGTCCTCAGCCATGTACTCCTTAGCTACCTTGCTAGGGATACCGACTTTCTTGGCAAACTTAGGGGACTTCGCCGCGGCTTGCATAAACTGCGCTTGGGCTTTTGAGACTGATGGCATTACTCTTTCTCCTCTATCGCTTCAGCCATATAGAGGCTGTCGTATATCTTGCGGGTTGATCCCCAAAACTGTTTAGCAAAGATGTGTCCCTCTCCCTTGTATTCCTGACCCGTAAAGTGCCGTGGGATAAAGTAATGGGATGGGTAGATGGTTAGCCCGTATTGGAAACGCTGCCAAATGTCCGTAAGCCTTTGCGGTCCGACTGTCTGCCAAGCAGGTCTGTCTGTGACGGTTTGCTCGGCGTGAATATCTTCGATAATTTGTCCAATGAAAGGACTGCTCTTTTGCGCTGCAAGGTAGCCAGCCGCCAATAGTCCAGGGCGTGCATGCTCATTCTCCCAACAAGTAAACTCGTTAGCTTGCAACATCCAGTCCGGTATGGGCTTGACGCAGATACTATCCGCATCCACCGCAAACCCGCCATGCTCGTACAGTATCTCGTACCGCATAAGGTCAGCTACACCGTTTAGCTCTACCTTCCACATATCCTGTAAGTGTTTGGCATTGCGCCACGAGGTCTTTACTAAATCCTCGTTGCCCCAAACTTTAATATCCCAATCAGGATTGTGATTGCGCCAAGTATCAATACAATTATCAGGTCGTTTAGATTCATCGCCTACCCAAACTATGTGTAGTTTCTTAGGTATCACCATACACCTTGTCGTTTCATGTCCCGTATTTCCTCCGTCTTGGCTCGTGCGTTAACCGTAGCTAACGAACCAACAGGGCGGCTGTAGAAATATCGAGGTGTCATATCAAACTTGACGGATGCACCAGCCTTGCGTAAATCTAACCAAAGCGCCCAATCCTCCCATCCGACATTACGGTATGGGTGCTTGAGCAACAATTCTCGTTTTACAGCAGAGGACACAACAAGCGGGTTTTGAGCGTTTATTTCTAAAGCCACGTCCCATGTATAGGGATCGGGATTCATGCGCCCACCGCCCTCTATATCAAGCGTAAAGCCTATTATGTCGTGGACACCATCCACACCATCGAAATAGTGTGTGTAAGGTACATCGTCTATGTCCGAACACGATACATAATCGCCCGTAGCTACTTGGATACCTGCGTTCCTAGCTAGACCTGCGTGCCTAGTCGTATTGATAACGACCCTGTGCTCTGTGTCTAACGGCCTGTCAGACACGATAATAATCTCAGGTTTACCGGAGATTGCGGTAGCGGCTTGTAGCCATTGCTTACCGTATGTCTCCCAGTAATTGCCCCAACATATCGTTACGATTGTGTGCATAAAAAAATCCCCACAAAAGTGAGGATAAAGAACCAAGGAGATTGAGGCACGTTTTCAGAAAACACTACCCCGCACAAATGATACTATTTTTTGCTTTTAGGCGCAAGTTGTTTGCATTCTTGTTGTTTTTCAGCAAATACAGACTTGTACAAGTTACCGCCTATTAGGGATGGTTTCCTGAGAATCTCCATAGCACCCTGCCGGATCGGTAGTTGGTCGATAGTAAATCCTTTGTATTCCATTGTTGTCTCCAAAATTAGGTGTGGGTTTCCATAAAGCAGGATTACGAAATCGAATGGGTGAAGAGTGCGAGCGCCCGCCAAGATGCTCATGTTTTTCATACCCACTAAGCCGCTAACGCTTAGTACCCACGCAATGAATGTACCACAGGATAACTAACAGTTTTTACTATCGCTAACCCTAGTATTGTTAGTGTGCATTATTTCTAGTGATAGTACCCCTACCCTTATACCCACCCACCGTAGAGACTGTGGGAAGATATAAATCCTTTACGACAGAACTCTGCTTGTTAGCTAACGGAGAGTCATTCCGCCCACCCCCGAATCCCGATAATCTGCGTGCTTACTATCGTTAGGCATTTCTGCTGCTCGGCGTACTGGTTTTAGTTGGTTTCCCAACTCTGTCTATATACATTTCCCTTACGGTACTTTGTCGTGCGGGTCACACGGGAGGCACTTTGCCAGGCATCATTACTATGTTTCCTTCCACGCCACCCATTTAGGTGCTTTTTATCGTATGGAGTACGGGTAGGCTACAAAACAAAAAACCCTACTGAGACAGGCTTTAGGCTTGGTTGCCGCATATAGGGATGCTAGGACATCTTCTACAGCTTTGACGAAGCCTACCTCAGTAGGGATTCTCCGTTTTCCTAGAACTACCAATGGGTTACCAATCCACCAGATATAGAGATTATACACGAAATCGGTAAATAACCGGTAGGAAACCGGTAGCAAACCGGTAATTTATCGGTATTAGGGAAAACACCTAGTGTACATTTGCAATAAAATGTATACAATTTTTTACATGGCACTAACGCCACAACTTTTTTGGAGGTCACATGGTTGACTTTACTTTCCTAGCTTCAGACTTCAACTCCACAGAAATTACTGTGGTTGCTAATACGCAAGATGCCAAGCAGTATTTGGCAGAGCGTTACGGAGTTGGCTGTGTCTCCTTGAATGTTCGTAAGTCAGCAGCTCCTGAATTTGCTGATAGCTTTGAGTTTCAAGGTTTAAGTTATAACTAAAAATAGGGCGAAAGCCCTACAGGAGATAACAATGTACGACTACGAGCTACCTATGTATATCCAGACCGATACGGATGACGAACAGCCTTGTGTTGTGGGCGTATCTGTCCACGAGCATATCCCGTCCTGCGGAAGTGATTGCGGGATTCTTAAGTACGCCTACGACATTCTGGATACGGACGGTAATGTGCGTAAGGACTGGAATAAGTTTGATACTAGAGCGTTTGCAAAGTATGTGCATTATCAACTTGAGATAGCAATGGGGGATAAATGAATAAGATTATATTTGGTGATTGCAGAGAAACGATGCGTCAGTTGGCGAGCGAAGGCGTGAAGGTGCAAATGTGCGTGACATCTCCTCCTTATTATGGGTTGAGAGATTATGGGACATCAAATTGGGAGGGTGGAGATCCTGATTGCAAACATTCAATTTCAATGCCAACCAAGTGGAATGATCCTAAGCGTGGAAATTCTGTCTTGCGTCCTGAAGTATCCCACCGTGGCGGAGATGCTTCGCACTGTCACTTATGCGGCGCAAAAAGAATTGATTTGCAGATTGGGCTTGAGGAAACGCCAGAGCAATATATCGAGGCGATGGTTGAGGTGTTTCGATGCGTCAAAGACATTTTGGCGGATGACGGTGTGTTGTGGGTAAACATTGGCGATAGTTATGCAATGGCTTCTATGCGGGGAGAAAATTCAAAATTTTCAGGTCAAGTTGGCGCACACAAAGGTTATGAAAATGGGAGTGTTAAATTAGGAAAAAGATCAATCCCATTTGGTATAAAAGCAAAAGACTTAATCGGCATACCTTGGATGCTTGCTTTTGCTTTAAGGGCTAACGGTTGGTATCTGCGGCAGGATATTATTTGGCATAAACCTAACCCTATGCCTGAGTCCGTACAAGACCGTTGCACTAAAGCGCATGAGTACATCTTTTTGTTGTCGAAATCACCCAAATACTTTTACGACAACGAAGCGATTAAAGTTCCTGTTAAAGAGGACTGGGGAACACGGGACAGAACGAATGGTAAGTATCATAACGATGGGACTGGTCTACAACCCCATAGCGGCTTGGAAAAGTCTTACGACATGGCAAACAAGCGGTCGGTATGGTCGGTTAATACAAAACCGTATACCGGAGCACACTTTGCTGTATTCCCAGAGGAATTGATTGAGCCATGCGTACTATCTGGCAGTCGTGTTGGAGACATAGTGTTTGATCCATTCATGGGAAGCGGCACAACAGCTCAAGTTGCACAAAAACTTGGCAGGAAGTATCTTGGCTGCGAGCTAAACGAAGATTACAAAACATTACAAGACAAACGACTTGCTCAACAATCTTTGGAGTTAGTATGAAAAACGACACAACAATATCTATCCGCATACCATCCGAGATACGCCAACAGCTAGAAGACCTAGCAGCAGAGAACTGCCGCAGCTTAGGCGGTCAGGCTTTGCATTTCCTAAAGTTATCCCTAAGTAACATAAATGTTACCTCCGAGCCAAAAAGTATCCTAAAAGATACAAAGCCAAAAGTATTACGCCCGCATGATGTAGCACCGCAAACATGGTTGGATTACATGGAAGTCCGCAGGGCTAAGAAGTCTCCCATTACCGAGTCAGCTATCAACCAACTACGGGCAGAGGCAGACAAGGCAGGATGGTCTCTAAACGAGGCTGTAATGGAGTGCTGTAGTAGAGGGTGGCTAGGCTTTAAGGCTGAGTGGGTAAACAAGGCGGGTAAGCAACAGGCACTAGAGAACTCTAACCAACAAGCTGCGGAGGCTTTCATAAATGGTTGACGAAGATAAAAAAGAGTTTGCACAGTTTATGGGCGGTATGTTTGCGGTCTACGGCAAGGAAGTTAGCACCATGCTATTGCGTATATGGTTTGAGGCTCTGCGCCAGTATGACCTGAAAGCCGTAAAGGATGCACTAGCTCGCCATCTGCTTAACCCTGATAACGGTCAATTCCTACCTAAACCTGCGGATGTTGTAAAACTTATCGGTGGTACTAATATTGATACTGCCCTGCAAGCATGGTCGCTCGTAGACAAAGCCATCCGCTCTGTCGGTACATACCAAACCGTACAGTTTGCAGACCCGATTATCCACAGGGTCATACAAGACATGGGTGGGTGGGTGCATCTTGGCAAGAAAGAGGAAGACGAGTGGGCGTTTGTGGCTAAGGAGTTTCAGACCCGCTACAGGGGCTTAAAGACCACAGGAGCGCCGATTGACGCACCACAGGTACTTACGGGTATCACAGACCAACAAAACGCTCTAGCGGGCGTTAATTTCAAATCCAAGCCAATCCTGATAGGACACCGAAATGACACCATCCGCACGCTCGATAGCACACATGAAGTCGCTCGGTTATCAGGTAGCTAACTGCGACCATTACAACTATTTCACCAAGCGTAGGCATGATCTGTACGGATGTATCGACCTACTTTGCATTGGCAACGGAGAGACTGTTGCCGTACAGGTTACAAGTAAATCCAATATGTCTAGCAGGATTAAGAAGATTGAGGCGAGTGATGCTTTCCCTGAGATGCTACGGTCAGGATGGCGGGTGCTAGTACAGGGTTGGTTTAAAGCGTCTAATGGTAGATACCAAATGAAGGAGTTTGAATTTTGAATCCATATCTCATAACTGAACCAACTTGTATTAGCTTCTCTGGCGGCAGAACATCGGCATATATGCTAAAGAAAGTCTTAGAAGCTGGGGGGGGGCAATTGCCTGACCAAGCAATAGTTTGTTTTGCCAATACAGGTAAAGAGGATGCTGCAACTTTGCAATTTGTACATGATTGTGAAACAAATTGGAATGTAAAAATCAATTGGCTAGAATTTTTACCTGATAACCCAAAATACAAAATAGTTGATTTCAGCACAGCTAGTAGAAATGGAGAACCATTTGAGCAATTGATTAACAAAAAGAAATATTTGCCTAATACTTTTGCTAGATTCTGTACAACAGAACTAAAAATCATTCCAATAGAAAGATTTATGGCATCTTTAGGCTATGAAGATTTTGTTACCTTTGTTGGTATTCGTGCGGATGAGCCACGCAGAGTAGCAAAAATGAAAAATAACAAATCAATTAAAGAAACACCGCTTGCAACAGACAAAGTAACAACAAAAGATGTTTTAGACTTTTGGGACAACCAGTCTTTTAATTTGCAAACAGTAACGGTTAATGGGAATTCTTTATTAAGTAATTGTGATTTATGTTTTTTAAAAAAGGCAAATCATCTTGTTTCTTTAATTAGAGACAACCCCAACAGAGCTATATGGTGGGCTGAACAAGAAAAGATCATAGGGGCAAGATTTAACCAAGCACACCCAAGTTATGCGGATATGCTGACATTCAATGAGAAGCAAAATGGGTTTTTGTTTGAGAATGAGGAAACAATTGCCTGTTTTTGCGGAGATTAGTCTATTAGGGAAAGTCCCTATATACGCATAAAAGACACAGATTTACAGTTATATCACTTTACCAAGGAGCTAGACCATGAAAACAATAGAACTTTACGATGCAGGAATCTACATAATTGCCGCTTTTGCCTTTGGCGCACTTTTAGTACTGGAGCTGCTATGAACCTAGAAACCAATGTCCGCATTGTCCAAGCGTTCTCAGACGGTAAATACCCGATCCGTGACGCAGAATTCTGGGCTGAGCACATGAGCGATAAGCACTTTGTTATGGACTTGCTTAAGACCATCTCCGAGGCTTACTACAGTCCTGACCCTGCAATTGGCGAGATGTTAGACAAAATAGAAGCACGAATCTACAAGGTGGCAAAATGAAAGCAATAGCACAAGCATTTGTTAAGGCAAAACGAGAGTTTGCCCCAGCACTTAAAACATCCGTTAACCCTCACTTCCGTAGCAAGTATGCCGATCTAGCCGCTTGCTTGGAGGCTGTAAACGATGCTCTCCTTAATAACGGTATTGCCGTGTATCAAGAGACTTCTATGTGCGATAACGGAGTAGTTGTAGAAACCGTATTTCTGCATGAGTCAGGCGAGATGCTTAAAGGCGGTATGTTGCACGTTCCGGCTAGCAAGCAAGACCCACAGGGCTACGGCTCGGCGCTTTCGTATGCAAGGCGCTATAGCATTATGGCAGCGTGCGGTATTGCGGGGGAAGATGATGACGGTAACGCAGCGTCCAGGCAGAAACCTACGGCAGACGTAGAAGTAGCCGTTAAAGCTATCCAATCAGCCGTAGACTTAGATTCACTCAAGACCCACTTTTCAGGCGCTGTAAAACTGTTTAAAGGCGATACAGAGGCATTTGCAAAGGTCAATGCAGCTAAGGATGCTCGTAAGGCTGAACTGTTAGCAAAGGTGGCAGAATGATCGAGCAAGGCAGTCCCGAGTGGCTTGCCTTGCGTGCTGGCAAAGTCACTGCCTCCAAGGTATCGGATGTAATGTCCTCCATTACAACAGCAGGGTATCGCAATTACCTTGCTGACCTAGTGGTAGAGCGGCTTACGGGAAACAAAACCGAGTCGTTTACCAATGCTGCTATGCAATGGGGAGTTGACCAAGAGCCTCTAGCTCGTGCTGAATACGAGGTTAAGACGGGTAGCTTTGTAGACCAAGTTGCCTTTGTTGAGCACCAAACTATCCCTATGTTTGGGTGCTCGCCGGACGGGTTGGTGGGCGAGGACGGGCTTATTGAGATTAAGTGTCCCAACACGGCTACGCATATAGATTATGTTATGCAGGACAAAGTACCCACAAAGTACATCCCGCAGATTCAATGCCAACTAGCAGTTACAGGTCGGAAGTGGTGTGATTTCGTAAGTTTTGACCCAAGATTGCCGGATGGTTTACAAATGCTGATTGTCCGTGTTGACAGGGACGATGAGTATATCGAGAAGTTGCAAGACCGTGTAGTTAAGTTTTTAGACGAAGTAAATAGCGCCGTTAACGGCTTAAAGGAAAAAATGAAATGAGTATCGCTTACGAAGTAATGGCTAGTACCGGATCGTACACAGACAAGAATGGTGCTGAGAAGCGCCGTTGGCTAAAGTGTGGGATTGTTATGAACACCAAGACAGGCGGTCTAGCACTCAAGCTAGAGGCTATTCCTGTAGGGTCAGACGGTTGGTTTAGCCTGTTTGAGCCTAAGGCTAAGGACGAGCAGCCACGGCAGCGCCAGGCAAGCATTGCAGACGAACCAGATGATGCACCGTTTTAAGGGGTAGACCATGAGCCATTGGCTAATCGCAGCGACCGGAGTTGCCTACCTATGGGTAAGTATTGAGCAATTCCACAAAGGCAATATGAGTACCGGAATGGTTTGGGCAGGTTATGCGTTTAGTCAAATCGGCTTGTGGAGGCTTGCATCGTGAGTGCTAACGACAAACAGGTAGGCGGCACGCATTACAGGCTAACTATTGAGCCGTGGGATTACATTATCCAAAACAATCTTGGTTATTTAGAGGGAAATATAATCAAATATGTAACCCGCTATAAGGGTAAACACGGGGTAGAAGATTTACAAAAAGCTAGGCATTATCTTGATAAGTTAATAGAGACACTTACGGAAGATGAATCATGGACAAAGCAGACAAAATAAAGATGGCTTTGGAATTCCTGCAAATGGGTAGCAAGCTAGACATTAAGTCAGCTATTACGGTTTTGCAGTCTATCCGTGATTCGGACGATGTGTGTGTGTCCTGTATCAGCCCTCGGGAGTGCGAGTTTAACGACCGCTGCCAAAAGGGTGATAAGTTGAGATGAAAACCTCTGAGATGCAGGAATTGTTAGGAGGATGCAGAGAATTTATTGCGATTCTGTGTGATGAATTTGAGCTTGAATATCCACTAGAACTGTTTGCGGAAATTGCCGTAGCGTTAGGCGAGACAAATGATTAAGAATACCCATCCGTTGTGCTTTGACAGTTTGGCGCAATATACCTTGTGGAAAGCAGCCGCTAGGCAGAGTAACCCAGGCGGCTCGCATATCTGCGCTGACTGTACACCGGAGTATCAGGCGAAGATGATAAAAGACCAAAGATGCGAAAAACCTTTGGCGAGGTTTATCCGTGAAGATGGTGAGATGGTGGGGAAAGCCAAATGGAGAGAGTAAAGTTTACCCTTACCGCAGACAGGTCTAGGGTTAAGCACATTATAGACATATCACCCGATGGGTGGGTTGTAGAGGTGCGAGAGCCTAGCCGTACAAAGGATCAGAACGCCTTGTATTGGGCTACCTTGCACGACCTGTCGGAGAATGTAAAGATAGACGGTAAGCAGTATTTGGCTACCGTTTGGCATAAATACTTTAAGGAAAGATTCCTGCCTGGGCGCATCATAGAGCTACCCTACGGGCATATTGTGGAAGCAGAGCCTAGTACGGCAGACCTTACGAAAGAGCAGTTTAGCGAGTTTATAGAGCAGGTCATGGCGTTTTATCATTTGAACAAGGAAGAGTAATGAAAACAATACTAGCCATTGCGCTAATAGTATCCAGCACCACAGTCTACGCTCGGTGCTTTTCGTCTACCTTTGTAAACGGCTACAAGGTAACTGTGTGTACAACTTGCTGCACACCAACAGGATGTATGACAAGCTGCCTATGACACACAATACTTACTCTATGGTGCTCAAGGTTGTTACGGAACAAAGCCCCATAAACTCCGAATCCGTAGCTAGGAACTTTGAGCTTGCACCAGGGCATATACAGCAAATCCTGCGTAACTTGCACCAAGCGAGACTTATATATGTAAAGGAGTACCGTCCTGACAAGCGTAATTGCTTGCGCCCTTGGTATGCGGCAGGGGACGAGATGGATGCTGAGAAGCCTCCTGTTAAGTACGCTACGGAGCGCAGAAAGGAAAGACTGTTAGCAGCTAAGCAACCATTTACCCCACGCAGGGATGTAGCCTCGGTATGGATGACGCACCTATAGATACTTGGTCGGAGGAGTGGCGGCTAGAGTGCGAGGCACGCCATGTATTAGGTCTAAAGGACAAAAAGTCTCGTACTGCCTACTTAGGCAGAATTAGAACTAAACGTGGCGATCAAGCCGCAGAAGTATTAGAGGGAGCTGTGCATCGTGCGTGGAAACTATCGAAACAAGAAACTGCTTGAGGTTGTCAGACAGTCACCCTGTCAGCATTGCGGAGCAGAGGACGGAACAGTAATTTCAGCTCATAGCAATTGGTCGGAAGATGGTAAGGGTATGGGGATTAAGGCTCACGACTACAAGATAGCAGCATTGTGCTTTAGGTGTCATTCAGAGCTAGACCAAGGTAAAACTATGACTAAAGACGAACGTAAACAAATGTGGCAAAATGCACACAATTCTACTATCGCTTGGCTGTTTACCTCGGGGAAGATAAAGCTATGAGCTTAAAAGACAGGCTTGTTAACTGGTCGTTTGCTATGCAGGGTGCTACTGGTCCACAGCCAGATAACCATTGCAGGTCTGCCGAACGTATGTATACGCCTGAGACGGGATCGGTTTGGGATGAAGAGCCGGAGGATAAGATTGAGCCGGATGTGCTCGATGCTAACTTAGTAGAGATAGCCGTGTGTGGATTGCGTACCGATTTGCGTACCGTTGTAAAAGCACGCTATATTAGTTTTCCGTACCACAACATAAATCATGTGGCGCACTTTGTAAGAATGTCACCAAAAAAGTTTACAAACAACTTGGAAGAAGCACACCGCAGACTATCCAAGAAACTAGGAGAGCACGATGGAAGCACAACTACTTAACCCTGAATTCGTCTACACACCAATCGGCACTTGTATTACTAAGCGCTGGCGTTTGCAAGGATGGATTCCTGCGAGTGAAGACCCCGAGATTATTGCCAAGTGGCAAAAGATTCAGGCGTTATCAGCCAGGACTACTTTAGTTTCTTGACCCATTCGTAACAGGCGGCTGCGTAAGCGGCTGCTTCATCTGCCCTGCGGGACTCGTTAAGAAGAAATCCCGAAGCCTGATCTGAAAGTCTTGCGCCGGAGGTGGCGTTGTTAGGATTGCCGGAGGTATCGGGTTTGCCGGACACGGAGCAACTATTGGTGGCGTAACGGTCGTACAACCCTGCATACTCACTAGCAAGCCTGAGATTATCAGAAAATAGATCATCGAGCTTTTTGCGGTTTTCAACATGGCTTACCTCTATCTCTTGCGCTAACTTGGCGTTATTACGCTCAGTTTCAATTAACTTATCCACGGCTTGACGCAATGCAATATTAGCCTCGTTTTGCATCTTGCCTACCATAGCCTCGTGCTTATTGTTTTTGTACTCTGCGGTCAGATACCATCCTGAAGCCGATCCTAGACCAAATGCTAGGACAATAGCTACAAGCGTAGAGTTAAGGTTTGTTAGCAGGTTTAATATGTATGTCATCGTATGTCGCAAACCCTATATAAGCCGCTACTACAGCCCCTACAAACCCGTAGAAAGGTAGGGCAATCTGCCCCAATGTAGCCGATTCTGTAGCCAAGATAAGCAAGGGAAAGAATAGCCCGCCTAACATGGATAGCCAAGCCATCTTGCGCCGATTGCGCCAGCGGTCAGTATCCGGTAAGGTCGATTGAGGCGTATCTTGCATTTCCTGCCATCCGGTTAATCCAACCTTTCCCAAAGTGCTCCCATGTACTGTTAACCGTGTAAAAGTTTAGGCGGTCTGCCATCATCTTAAAAACGGTTCTCGTGACATTAGACGCATTTGTTTTAGAAAGGGTCTCGTTACCTACACTTCCGTCAGGAACAGCGCCTACGGCTTTCTGAAGCCATTTAGCGGCATTACCTGCGCCGTGGTTCACACAGCCATCAAAGAATTGGTATGCAATAGGGAACGGCATCTCGCCGCACCTATTCTTATCCCAAAAGGCACGCTTGTAGATAACTATCGCCTCGTTCCGGTTCATGGTCTTCATGTCACCATGAAAGCCATTCTCTCGTGCTGTGCCGATAGTTACACCCCAATTAGTCTCGCCGCCCAAATCTTCCTTGATATTGGCGTAACCGCCCTCATGTCCCAAGACTCGCTCGATAGCTATGTCAAAACTCATTTTTTCTTACGCTTCCATTTAACAAAGTCTGCGCCCTCAAACGGGTCCCAAAACACTTTAACCATGTCTGGGTGGTCTTGAGGTAGATCAGGGTTGATAACTGTCATACAAGCAGGGGATAGAGATTGATCCCTAAACCCACGCTCTTTTGCGTAACTGTCAAAAATCTTGTACGAGGCTACTTGGATAGCATGGCATACCTTGCCTGTAGACGGGTCTTTGATCAACCCATAACCGGAGGTGTGTTTGTGTCCACTAATCATAATGTGGTCACGCATACCCATCTGCGCTGCTTTCATCTGCCCGTGTGTAGGATTCCATTGTGAATGTCCGGCAAAGTCATGCCGAGCATTAACGATAATTTCCCGCTTGTTTGGAAAGCGTAGACCGATACGGCACTCGCTTGACTGATACAGGGTATTAGACTGCTTGCTAATCCACTTAATAGGGTCGCTAGAGCCTGACCACGCATCGTGATTACCGCCGATCATATACAGCCATCTCGTGCGCTGAATGAACCACTCGGCTAGTTTCCATGCCTGATCTGCGGAGGTGCTTTGGTGGGCATAGAGCCTCGCTAAGCGTCCAACCCAGTTGTTAGTGGTATCGCCTACGTTAGCACCCCAAATGCCCTCTTGGTGCGTTAAATCACCGTGTTGGCGTATTGCGTCTAGGTCTGTACCGTCATCGTCCACATGAGGGTCTCCAAAGTGGAGAATCCCGATCACGCCTGGGATGTGTACCTTTATCGGAATAAGTTTGGTAGCCTCTTGGTGTCGCTTTTTCTTTTCAAACTGCTTAATCCGGTGCTCAACCAATTCGTCTATATCTATGTCATCGTCCGGCAGGTTAGATACCGTGAACTCAGCCTTAGATGTAGCGCCATTAGGAAAACGCATCTTGTAGGTGTTTATCCTAGATGCGAGAGTGGTAACAGGAATCTTTAGAGCATTTGCCGCAGCTTGTTTACTAGGAGAATCTTGTAAAGCGTTCCAAGCCTCGACAAGCAACTTATCTGCTATGGGTGGTGTTGGCATATAGCCCTCAAGTTTTTAGATCACCTAGCTTGGTAATCTTTTGAATCATCCCTTTTGGAATGAAGATAAGGTTAGCGCAATCCTCGGGAAACCAAGTTTGTGCAAGCATCACGCCTTTCTTATTCTGCTTAACGAGAAACCCTGTAGACCAACAAGGCTCTGCGGTAATCTCTGCCTTTTCCCCAAACATCCATCCGTCTAGGTGGTATGCGTCTATCCATTTGACTATCACTAGCTTGGGGCTTTTCATGTTTAATCCTATGGTTTAAACCGTTCATACAGAGCTACTATCACCGCCCCTAACCCTGCTACCCATAGGATAGGTTTAGCAACTTTAGCGATCCAATCAAGAACTAGAAACGCACCCTTGGCTGCTCCAAAGGCGCTTACTACTTCTGCTGTACTCTCGGTTAACCTGTCTACCTTTACTTCTACTGCCACTAAGCGGTCATATATCTCTCGGTGTGTAACATCTTTTTCCATTGTCAGCTCGCAAGAAAAACCCGCCGTAGCGGGTATTTATAACATATATTTAATACACTACATTACAAAACACAGGACAATAGATAAGATACTTACAGCTATTACCGGAAAGAGTAAATCTAGTTTAGCGTCTAAACTCCAGCGCCAAATGTCTAAAGCCTCGTAACCGTTTAGCTTGCTAGGATCGCCTAGTTTGTATTCCCGCTGAGCGTGTTCCCGACCTACAAACACGCCTATAGCAAACAAAGCACCCGCCAAAATGTTGCCAGATAGTCCGACAACAAGTAGGCAGAGTGCTGCTGCTATACCCGCATGGGTAAAGTTGGTTTGGTTCATGTAGCTAAAGCATCGGAAGCAGCTTCCTCTGGTGCTACCCAAGGCAAAGGCTGTGGTTGTGGAGCAGGAATAGCCGCTTGTGCAATTAGCGCATCTACTTCGGCTTCCATAGCTGTTACACGGTCAGCGCCTAGAGCGTCTTTAGTCCACGCTACAGCCATATCTTGCGTTATATCAGCGTAGGGTGTGAACTTAGAGGCATCTGCGGGCAAGAGGTTGACCGAGTAAGTCACCGATTGACCGGATTCAGCGATAGTGAAATTCGACATTACTGCCGTTTCTGGCTCTGGAACATTAAGTGTTGAGAGCGAGTTGATTGTCCATACTTTCATAGTTGCACCTGTGGGATTGGGGTTACGGGGGCTTGCGTAATCGCAGCCGCATCTGATTGTTGCTTGATCTTTTGCATCAACAAAAATGCACCCGATTTTGATGGTAACTCGCCCAGAACTTGCTGAATGAAGTTAATTTCTTCGGGGGCGAGGCTAAGGGGGATTGCTTGTTCGTTCAATTTAAAACTCCTTGTTAACCCACTAAAAGTCTACGGGTTGTGCCACCAGCGTCTTTGATTGTAATGTATCCGGCTTGGGCAATGATGCCCGCTGTGTATGTGCCGAATGACAATACGCCTGTGCCTTTTGGAACTAATTTAATATCTAAATTGGTGTCTGCACCAGCGGCATAAATAACAGGACTTGACCCCGTTGCAGCTCCCGTTGGCTGCAAATAATTTACCGAAGATACGGTATGGTCAATAACGAACTGTGTGCCGCCGCCTGTAGAAAATACGTGTTGACCTGTGCTTTTTGATGTGTATGCTATAGAAATAGCGGCATCAGAACCTTGCGCTGAAAACGTAGGTGCAACACCCGTAGCACCACCCGTTACCTGTAAATAATTAACAGCGGAGGCTGTGTGGGCTACATAAAACTGAAAGTTGCCAGCCGTTCCTGTGTTAAAAATATGCCCAAATGTACCCTTAGACAGATATTGCGAATGAATGTTTGTATCAGAACCAGCGGCTTGTAAATATGGGCTTTGTCCTGTAGCGCCACCAGTGACGTTGTAATAATTCACCGAACTAGCAACAGGCGTGACACGCAGGGATTCTGCGCCGGGAGCTGCGCCTAGGGAGATTGTTCCTGTGCTTCCAATCCGAATCCGCTCAGTATCGTTTGTAGCAAATGCAAAGTTACCGTTACTCTTGTTATTAAGCTCGGCAGCACCGCTACTGTACGCAATCATAAGAATTGCGCCAGTCAAACTAGAGCGAGCATTACCGTTAACAGCCATGTATCCTGCTGCGCCAGAGCCACCACTTATTAGAGCAACAGCATCTCCTGCAGAGTTGGATACTTGCAAGGCTTGTGCTGGAGTAGTTGTACCAATACCTACCTTACCCGCAAAGTAGTTATCAGCCGTACCAGCAGCGTAGAAGTTCCAACGACCTGTGCCAGAGGCTATGTTGCCGTAGAAGCCGTAGTTGTTGGTTGCGCCTGTGAGGGTAGATTCTGCAACAAAACCAAATTGACTTGTTACTGTGCCAGTAAAAGTACCTTGCGTAGCGTATGTGTAATATAAGGCAGGAA